GATGTATCCCAATCTACTGCAGATCGGATAAAGCCATTCATGTGCAGCCATTTGCCACGATGTTCAAACAAGATGTAGTCAGGATCAGCCGTTTTGACTGTTTTGAGTCCCGACATAAACGTAATGAACGGGGTTACGTCTGCGTACAGTTCTTGATATACATTCGGAGAGAGATAAAAATCTCGGCGATCTGTATAAAGAATGCCAGACGATCCACCCGTATACGATGTTTTTGGGCCATAGTTCTGAGCCATTGTTAACTCCTATTATCCGATTTTCCATCGGGGCTTAGAGCTTCGTGTCAAGCCAGCAGTAAACTGATCTTGATCGCTCAACTCAGCAGGTGCTTGCCCGCCTGGGATTCCAGGACGAGGTAAGCGGCGCGCCCTTTGGACTTCGGTTATTTTTTCTTCTAAGCTTTCAGTTCCAGGCCTTTGTTGTTCAACAGGTTGCTGTTGATCTTGTTGACTAGTCAGGATTTTATAAAAGTTATACTTATCTTCCATAGTCAAGTCTCGGCCTGGGCCATTTGTTAAAAACTGCTCGAAGCCTGCTCGCTCTGCATGATCTAGAGCATGTTTTTCGTACAGCGATTCCATATCAGAGCGTCTACGCTCCATAAGCTGACGGCGTTCAAACTCTTGATCTCGTTGCGATAAAGCTTCTGATACAGTACTTTGCACCTGTTGCAGCAATGCTTGCTGCTGTAGTTGCTCCTGTTGGACTCGCCATTTACCTGACTTGGTAGTCGGGTCATAAGCATCCATAGGATCATACCACTCTGGTACTTGTACTGGTTCTGACTCTGCGGCGGGTTGCGCCTGCGGAGCTGTTTCTTTGCCATACAAACTGTCAATCAGTTGAGGGTTTTGCTGAAGCAAGTACTCAACGTTTCGAAGCTGTTCAAGTCGCTCTGGGGAGTATTGACCATATTGCTCAACTTTTCCTTTAAGCTCTTCAATATACTTCTGACTATTTGCGTGACGTTCCTTCCAGTGTACTGCTGCTTCTTCCACAGGAAGGTCTGGTTTGGTCGGATCAACCCAAGCAGGCAGTTCCGCTTCAGGCTCTTGTTCGCCATCAACAGACTCACTTGCTGGTTCGTCAACAACTTCTTCTTGACTTTCTAACGAAGGGTCTTCGAATTCGTCCATGACGTAATGTGTTCCATGACCATCTTCGACGACAGGGTTACTGTCTTCTGGAGAAACCTCTTCACCGAAAAGATTTAACTCCGCGCCTTGATCCTGCTCCTGAACATTGGTTTGTTCTTCTGGCATTATTTCTCCTTACTGGGGTTTCCAGTATTTTGTTTTTGGGAACTCTTAACCATTCGGAGTTCCTTTTTTAAAAGATCAAGTTCATTAATACGTTCCTCAAGGGTCAAGAGACGTTTATTGTACTTGTCTTCTGCGTCTAATTCCATTTTGTCCCAATCGACCTGACGCTGTGTATCGATTAGTTGTTTCTGCATTGCCTGAAGTTCATTCTGAAGTTTTTGGTTTTCCTTCTGAATTTCTTCGGCCTGTCCTTGAGTTTGCTCTAAGGCTTGCTGCATCTGTTGCATCTTGCCCGTCCGTTGTAGGACTCCAGCTCTATCAAAGACATCTGTTTTCTTTAAATATTCTGTCTGATCTATAGCACCAATCTTAAGTGCTTCTAAGTAGAATTGAGCCTCAGCATACCTATTACTAGGAGCCATAGACCCAACTATAGTAACAACATCATACTTCCCAACTGAAACATCACCGATGTTCTCGACTGTTCCTTCGTCAAACATATCGCCAATGCCAATCTCTACCATCTCTTGCTCATACTCATCGTATGGATTGACAAGGCGAAGAACGCGAGGCGCTGTCATATAGAACTGAATAAAGTCAATTATAACCTTACCAATAATATTTAAGGCGTAATAAAGACCTTTTGCGGTTACACCAGCACGTCTACTTGACCACTCATCTAACATCATGGTTGCGCCACGTGTATCTGGAGCATCAGATGGATCGCCGTGAGAAAGACCAAAGGAGCCAGCGATAAACTGAGCATCCTTCTTTGCCATCTCCTCTAACTGAAAATAACTATTCGGCATAGGAACTGGACTAACAAGCTGTGGAGACCCAATAACTGGGTCGAATTCAAGCACGGCATTCGGTCTAGACCAATCAACTTGGAACTTTTCTATATCTGGAACAGCCCCAACTGGCATCAAAACTTTGTTATTTGTAGATGCAGTTGCATGTGCAATCATTAACGATCTGCGGTGATTTACCTCTTGCTGCAAACCCTTCATGTATCGCGTAAGCGATACAGTGTATGGGTTCCCAAAGTGTCTGTATGATACTGGAACAATAGGATAGCGACTTGTTGGCAGAACGTCAGTGTAAACCTTTTTGTCTCCGACTACCAAACATCGTTGTATCCTAGTTTTCCATCGCTTCTCAACCTCCATAGAGCTTATCATTTCGGATGCGTTTTCATCTTCCATGATAGATGCCTTCAAGTCTTCAAACTCTTCTTCGTACAATTCCTTCTCAATAAAACTTTCACCATCGTGATACTTTACAATATAAAAAGGAATCGATACTTTTGTATACTCTTCAAGCAGACGAACCATGTCGTCGCCAGGATCATTAATATTGTCAAATAGCTCAACGTTTTGAATAGATGCGTTAGAGCTGGTAAACTGCATCTCTTTAGACGTGCCCTTCTCCTCGTCAATCAAATCAACAAGCTCTGGGTATCTAATTTTTAATTCTTTAGCACTATAGTAGGCAAAGACAAACTTGTAGGCGCTGTCCTCTTCGTCACGACGAACCGAGTTTGGATCGACAACAACATTGAGCGGATGTCTTGAGTTTATCGTAATCAGGCCATAACCATCATCGCCATCTTCATCCCAATCAATTTGAAAATAACCCTTACCATATGCTAGTTGATATGTGACAATATCATCGACTACCATATCAGCTTCATTGGCTTGCCATACATATGAGCATATCTCAGAAAACATCTTTGCCTTCTGGACATCTGTATCGGTGCGCGGTAAAACCTTAAACGTTGGTTGCTTACCTATAATTTGTGACTTTTGTAAATCAATTTGTGGAGAGATAATTGGTATTTCGATCGGCGCTTGGCCTCGTGCAGTCAAATCATTAACTTGCTCCTGAGTCCACATGCCGCCTGGAGTTATAAACGAAGCATCTTCAGATATGTTCTCACGCCACTTTGCAGCAGATGACTTGTATTGCTCAAAACGTTCTAAAACATCATAAGCATCTTCATACGCCGACTTGATCTCTTCAGTATTTGGTTCCACTATAACTGGTGTATCCATCTATTCTCCTGTACAGGGGGCCACTAGGTAGTCCCGGCAGCCCCCATTTGGAAGGAAAGGAGGTTATTTTTCCGTAATAACCTTAACTATATTTGATCGCTCACGACTATCAACTTGATGAAACCTGCAATAGCAAGAGCGCGTAATCGGCACAGATCGCTCAGCCTGTTTACTTAAAAAAGAACATATTCCTATGTTGCTATTTTTATTAAACTTGTGCGGCATTGCACACGTTTGACATGTTTTTGCAACTTCTACAACAGTGCTCATATTACCTCTTATATTTGTTCTAGGCCAGACATTCCGTCATCGCCGTACCGAGCGCCAGTCATCCAGTCAAAACCAGACCTCTTGAACAGATTCGGTAGTCTCTTTTTTCTAGGTTTTCGCACTGTTGCACGTCTTGCATAAAGAGACGCATAATATAATGCATCAAGTATGTCATCGCGCCTGCCTTTTGGGAACGTAAAAAGCTCTTCCTCAAGACTGCCCATGTGTGGTTTGTGGTGCATAATCCCACTACTGTATATGGGCTGTAAGAACTGAGCAAGTCTTTCTTCCTTTTTCTGCTTCGAGCCAACCTTTTCACCCTTTAAAGGAAGAAACGTATTTTCTGTACGCATCCTATCTCTAAGCCAGTAACCCATCAACACCTGCATAGACTGCTCGTCTATTACAATCATCTTGGGGTGGTACTGTTTCTTTAGAGCGAAAATCTTATCTACTAGTTCATCAGGCTTTATCATGTAGCCCTCTGCCTCTAATAGATACCTTTTGTTGTTCTCGTCGGCAGCAAGAACGCATATCCCAGTTCTATCGTGGGACGTTCCACTACTTGGATCAATTCCTATAAATATGTCAACAACTGCTGAAA